TGATTGGGTATATCCCATTGAATGGTCTCTTCGGACCAATAATTATGATAGGCTAACGAATGGCGCATAACAAACATGTTATCGACGGAGTCAATAAAGACGTAGGCTTGTACGGATGGGAACAAGCCAGAGAATATTACCTCAACCTTGCAGAGACATGGACTGATCCCTATCCTGATCCAGTCGTAACAATACACGATGGCATTCGATGCGTACGAGACGATTTGATTACAGGAACGAAGGTTCGCGGCGGCGATTGTCTACTCTCAAGAATCAATCAGTCGACAATCGTATATGTCCAACCTCGCACTGGACTCGCTGGAGTTTCTCTTCTCGATGTAGCAAAACGCCACAACAAGAAGGTGAAGTTGTTCATGCCTTCTTCACAATCAATCTCTCATCATCAGGCATGTTGTATCGAGCAAGGAGCAGAAGCTTCGTTCCACCGTATCGCTGCGATGCCAAACCTGAACAAGATCGCCAAAGATTGGGCAGATTCTCAAGACGATGCGTTCTTCGTTCCACTCGGTCTAAAGCACGAGTTGGTCACGGCTGGTATCGTGAAGGCTGCATCAAAGATCGAAGCACCTGACGAAGTGTATGTGGCCATCTCGACAGGTGTTCTGTCACGTGCAATGCAAATCGCATGGCCAAATGCCAAGTTCCACTCGGTTGCAGTGTCTCGTAACCTCAAAGCTGGCGAACTCGGTCGAGCCGAAGTCATCTCTGAACCGATGCCATTTCAGCAGAGCGAGAAAGCAGAGAATCTTCCACCTTTCCCTTGCATAGATACTTACGACGGCAAGGTTTGGAAATACATTCCAAAAAATACTGGCAAGAACGTCTTGTTTTGGAATGTCGGCAAAGAGCCAGTGCTGAATGATCCTACGATCTACGAACGCGTAAATAGTTACCGCGATTGGCCAAAAAATGATGTACAATATAGAACACTTGATATATAAGGGATAATATGAAAACTCTTATTACATCTCCATTCACACCCGTATCTTCTAACATCCATTCGCATCGAGCTGCGCAAGCTGCCATCTATGCAGAGCAAATCTCTGTAGAGAATGGCGGATTGGTTCATCTCGATCGAACTGGTGATATTCATCATGACATCAATTCGTTTGATAGCATCTATGTGTATCATGGCAACGATTGGTTCGGTTCTCTGAATCTCTTCGGTGGTATGAAAAATTACGGGAACATCGACAACCTAATTCGATTCTCCAAAATTGATAAAACCAAAAAAGTCTATTCCCTTTGGATCGATCATCCAAAGTACAGCGAGATGCTCGAGCCTCGTCTGAATGGTGAAATCCATCCTGACTGGCATAAGGTCGATTGGGAAAACCTGAAGTATATCGAAAACAATGCCATCACAATTCGAGAGATTGAGATCGTAAATCGTGCAGTGGCTGGTGACAGCCATGCCATTTGCATGTATCGTCCTGGCTGGTTCGTCAACTCGGTTCCTTTCAAGACTTTACATGGCGCACTCAGAGAAGGTCTACAGACTTTCATTCAGCCTCACCATGAGATTGCTGAATTCTATTTTGGTAACATCGATGTACGCCACCATCTCTGTCGTCAGCCTGATCCTGAAATGGCTACTCGAGATTTGGCGAATAGATACTATACACAACTCAGCAGCCTTGATCTGGCCAAGGTCTATGCATACGAGTTGCTTCCTATCGAGCATGAATCGCGAGTCCTTCCAAAGACTGGATACTATAAGGGTACTCCGTTCTATGGTTCATGGGAAGATCGCAACAGATGTCGTCTGATCTTCAAGGATGAGATGAGAAAGCTGTGTGCTCGCGGCAGTGTCAACTTCATCGAGTGGGTTGATCCACTTCTCAATGACAGAGGTGAGCTCGACTTTGAATGTATGGAAAAGCCAAAGTCTGTGCATCTCTCACGCAATTCATATCCGCATTGGCAAGGTCGTAAATGGAGCGGCTTGTCAGAAAATAAACCTGCAACACTTGAGGACTTTTTTACATAATGAAAAAAATTGAGTATAAATACAACGAAGGCGAATCAATCAAAGAAATTCAGTCTTACATCGATGCTACTTACGAACAGCATTATTCCCGAAATAAATTTCAAGCAACAGAATTCATCATTGACGCTGGTCATGGCACTGGTTTCAACATCGGGAATATGATGAAGTACACTCAACGATACGGTCGTAAGGGTGATCCCGCCGAATGGCGAAAGGACCTGATGAAGGTTATCCACTACGCAATTATGCAACTCCACGTTCATGATACTGAAAATAAGGATTAATTATGGGTATTGAAATTAATGTTCCAATGGAAGAGCTCAGAAAGCGCAAGCTCTTCATCGCCGCACCAATGTATGGCGGTCAATGCGCAGGTATGTTTACACGTTCGATTGCAGATCTCTCTGCACTCTGCACACACTACGGAATCCAAGTCAGATTCTACTTCTTGTTTAACGAGTCTCTGATTACTCGAGCACGTAACTACTGCGCCGATGAGTTCATGCGTTCAGGCGATACACACTTGATGTTCATCGACTCTGATATTGGATTCAATCCGAATGACGTGATCGCGCTACTTGCTCTACAAAATCCTGATCCATCAGTAGATAACTACGACATCATCGCTGGTCCATATCCTAAGAAGTGCATCAGTTGGGAAAAGATTAAGCTTGCTGTCGATAAGGGCATGGCTGACGAGAATCCAAACGATCTTGAAAAGTTTGTTGGTGATTACGTCTTCAATCCAACAGGTGAAACCCGAGAGATTGCTCTTGGTCAACCAGTCGAAGTACTTGAATCCGGAACTGGATTCATGATGATTCGCCGCCAAACTTTTGAGAAATTTCAAGAAGCTTATCCTCAGCAGTTCTACAAACCTGATCACGTTCGTACAGAACACTTCGATGGTAGTCGTGAAATCATGGCTTACTTTGATACGCCGATCGATCATAAGCGTACGAACATCAATGCCGAGCTTGAAGAATACTTGAAAAAGAATCCAAAAGCAAAAGCAAAAGAGATTGTAGACTTTGTGAAAGATCCGAACAATGGTTTGATCAAAGATTACTCGAAGCGCTACCTCTCTGAAGATTACATGTTCTGTCAGTGGGTTCGCAATGCTGGTATGCATGTATGGCTTTGCCCATGGATGGAACTGAAGCACGTTGGTTCGTATGTCTTTGGTGGTTCTCTACCAGATATTGCACGTATCGGTGCAGCTGCAACTGCAGATCCTTCTGCACTCGGTAAAAACAAATAATGGTGTACAATTAATACAATCGTTGGTATATTGAATATTCCGAACATATGGAGATTTATTATGAAATTAGATAATGATACGTTGCAAGTACTCAAGAACTTCTCGGCTATTAACAAGAACATCATGTTCAAGCCTGGAAATGTGATCCGTACTATTTCGAGTACAAAATCTGTTCTTGCGAAAGCAACAATTAAACAAGAATTCGACAAGGGTTTTGCCGTATACGACCTCTCACGGTTCATCGGCACGCTTTCCTTGTTTAATGATCCTGAGATTGAAATCAAGGATTCGTACGTCGAACTCATCGAAGGCAACAATCGGTTTCAGTATGCTGTCACTGATCCTTCGCTGATCATCGTTCCACCAGATCGTGAGATTGAACTGCCTAATCCTGAAGTCAACTGCTTGATTTCAGAAGAAGCACTCAATCGAGTGATGAAGGCTCTGGCAGTTTCTCAGCTTCCTGAAATCGCCATCGTTGGTAAGAACGGCAAGATCTTGCTTCAGGCTGTCGATACTCGTGGCACTAGCAACGACTCTTTCAGCGTCGAAGTTGGTGAAACTGAAGCTCGCTTCCGCATGGTATTCCGTTCGGATTGTATGAAGTTGATTCCAGGTTCTTATGACGTATCGATCTCTTCCAAGGGCCTCAGCCACTGGAAGGGTGCAACAGTAGAATATTGGATTGCTGTTGAATCCAACTCCTCGTTCGAGGCTTGATTATAATGGGCGGTGTTTCGGCATCGCCCACTTTTTGTGACGGAGATATATTATGCTTGAAGATTTTTTGTGGGTCGAGAAGTATCGCCCAAAGACCGTGTCCGACACTATCCTGACTGACGAACTCAAGAAAACATTTCAACAGTTCGTAGATCAGAAGAACATTCCTAACCTCATTCTCTCTGGTACGGCAGGTGTCGGTAAGACGACTGTCGCCAAAGCCATGTGTGAAGAGCTTGGATGTGACTACATCGTTATCAACGGCTCGATGAATGGCAACATCGACATGTTGCGTAACGACATCTCTCAGTTTGCTAGCTCTGTGTCCCTGATGGGTGGCAGAAAGATGGTAATCCTCGATGAGGCCGACTATCTCAACCCTCAGTCCACTCAGCCAGCTTTACGTAACTTTATGGAGGAATTCAGTGCAAACTGTGGATTCATTCTTACTTGTAATTTTGTCGATCGGATTATTGAGCCGCTCCATTCTCGATGCTCGGTTATCAAATTTAAGATTCCTAAGTCGGAACTCCCATCTCTTGCCAAACAATTTATGCAAAGAGTATGTGGAATCCTCGAGACTGAATCGGTTTCTTATGAAAAAGCGGTCGTTGCTGAAGTCATCAAGACACACTTTCCAGATTGGCGACGTGTTATTAATGAGCTCCAACGTTATAGTGCTACTGGCGGGATTGACACTGGGATTCTTAGGAATTTCTCGGATTCTGCTCTTGCCAAGCTGATCGGTTACATGAAAGATAAGAACTTCACAGCCGTTCGTAAGTGGCTTGGAGAGTCTGACATCGAACCTACCGAATTCTTCCGTGCCTTCTTCGATAAGGCCGAAGATCATATTGGTAAGGGTAGCATGCCTCAGTTGGTGCTACACCTCGCAAAGTACCAGTATCAAAATGCATTCGCTGCGGATCCTGAGATCAACCTCATGGCATGTTTGACCGAGATCATGGCTGACTGTGAGTTTCTGTGATTTGGAAAAAGAAAACCTGCCCAGTCTGTGAGAATAAGTATCCTAAGACTGCTCGATTTCATGAGCTTCGTTTAGAAACTTTAGACGGTACTCATGAACTTGAGATTTGTGAAAAATGTGCAGACTTCCTTGATGAGTCTGCCGACGTGATTATGAAAGGACGTAGCGATGAAGGCATTCGACTTCGTGACATCGATCAACTCGACCAAGAAGAACCTGATGAAAGGTACGGAGAATGACACGCTCGCCGAGAAGACTTACAGTCCTTGGCTAACGAATCGTTCTCTGTCCTACTTTGCGGATAGTATCCATGCCGCAAACATGATGAACTGCAACCACCACCTCGACAACAAACTCCAATATTCTTTT